TATCAAATTTACCTTTACAGAATGCTTCCCCATCGCTCTAAGTGGAGTCAATCTAGATGTTACAGGATCTGACGTAATCTACCCAGAAGTCAGTGCCACAATGCGCTATACGAACATGAGGTTCGAAAAAATTAGTTGACATTTCCAAACAGTTGTGATAGTATAATTAAGTAACAACTGTGCGAAGGGCATGTGATGAGTACTGATGATATTAATGAGTTGTGGGCTGTTGACTGTAGGATTGATGAAGCTAACCTTGCTGGTGAATCCAAAAGAATTCCTGAACTTCATAACAAGTATTACAGCTTATATTATAAAGAGGCTTTAAAAGTAAAGAAGCTTCGTTATGATTATAAGGAACTTGAGCTTGCAAAACGCGAGTGGTTTGATGGTTCTATGGCAGAAGAAGATTTACGAGAGCGTGGATGGAAACCACAGCCCAAGAAAATCATTCGTCAAGATATAGATAAATATATTCAAGCAGACAGAGATATTATTAATCTGAGTCTCAAGATTGATTATCACTCTACTCGCGCTAATTATCTTGAAGATATTATTAAGACAATACATAGCAGAAACTTTGTTATTAAAAATATGGTTGACATATTGAAGTTCCAACACGGGGAATACTAAATCATGGATACGGTCAGCGTTGAAATTATAAATGCGGTCTATTTAAAGATCAATGCTGACTCAGGCGTTAAAATGGAGCTAGAAGATTATTTTAAGTTCCAGCCTTCCGGCTATCAATTTAATCCTTCATATAAGAATCGAGTATGGGATGGATGGATTCGTTTGTTCCAAGCATTGCGCCCAAAGCTATATGTTGGTCTATTCTCAAAGCTTGTAAAATTCTGTGAAGATCGTGGTTATGATCTCAAAGCACCTGACCACTTGTATGTTGCAGAAGAGATTCCTGATGATTATGGCTATCAAATTGCCAAAGAAATTGACTGTAAATTTGAACCAAGAGATTACCAAAATCAATACGTTGTTGATGCAATTAGAGATTCACGATCGCTATCTTTGTCTCCAACTAGTTCTGGTAAATCTCTCATCATTTATCTGATTACTCAGCACTACCTTCAAACATATAATCATAGAACACTTATTATTGTACCAACAATTTCTCTGGTTCATCAGATGGCTGGAGACTTTGTCGACTATGGGTGCGATCAAGATATGATTTATAAAATTCAAGGTGGAGTCGACAAGAACACAGATCATCCAATTGTGATTAGTACATGGCAATCATTGATTAAACTTCCCAAAGATTGGTTTGGCCAATTTAATGTGGTGCTTGGTGATGAGGCACATAACTTCCAGGCTAAATCACTTCAAAAGATTATGGAAGGTTTAGATCAATGCTACTATCGACATGGCTTTACCGGCACTTTAAAATCAGAAGAAAGCAAGACTCATAGACTTGTATTAGAAGGATGCTTTGGAGCTGTTCGTAAACACGTATCAACAAAAGATTTGATGGATGCTGGAACTGTTGCTGACTTTAATGTGAAAGCAATTGTGTTGTCATATGAAGAACAGCAGCGTAAAGATTTTTTGAAAGCCTTTAAGCAAATTAAAGAAGCTGGTAAGAAATATCCTGCTGAACGAGAGTTCATTGTAAACAATCATAAACGTAATATGTTCATTCGAAATCTTCTTTGGAGCCTTGAAGGCCAGAACAATTTGGTCTTGTTTGATTTAGTTGAAAAGCATGGTAAGATCCTTGAGCCTTTGCTTCAAAAAGATGGTCGACAACTGCATTTTATCTATGGAGCTACTAAAGGAGAAGAACGTGAGCGCATTCGACATTTGGTGGAAAACGATCCAATCAAACAACACGATATCCTTGCATCTTATGGAGTTTTTTCAACTGGTGTAAATCTAAAGAAGCTTGACAATGTGATCTTTGCGTCTGGTTCTAAGTCTGAAATCAAAGTATTGCAATCGATTGGTCGAGCTCTTCGTAAAGGAAATGATGCTGACCGTGCCACGTTGTACGACATCACTGACGACCTGACGGTCGGCTCGTTTACGAACTATACATTGCAACATTTCAGGAAAAGAGTGGAAATATATGGGCGGGAGCAGTTCCCATTCAAGGTGTACACAGTAGAGATCTAATATTGTTTTGTTCCTGATAAATCAGATTATACACGGTTCTGAAAATTTGTCAACCTTTTTTTTTCAGTTGACATTTCAAAAAAATGTATTATATTAGTATTAAGCACACTACATAGGAGGTAACACATGGCTAAGCGTAAGACACGCAACTACGTTAACAATGCTGACCTTCTTGCAGCGCTGATGGCATACCAAAAAGATTGTAGAGAGGCTGAGGACGCGGGCGACGATCGTCCTAGAGTTCCAGACTACATTGGAACATGCATTTATCAGATCGCTACAAGATTAGCAACCAAACCAAATTTTTCTGGTTACTCATACAAAGAAGATATGATCTCAGATGGAATTGAGAACTGTCTATTGTACATCAACAACTTTAACCCTGAAAAATCTCAGAATCCATTTGCTTATTTTACACAGATCATTTGGTACGCATTTCTTCGTCGTATTCAAAAAGAAAAGAAACAAATGTATATCCGCTTTAAATCATCTCAGGCTATGATTGCCGCCGGCGAAACATACTCTGGTGAAGATCTAAACTTACAATTAAATACAAATGCAGATTACATGAACGACTTTATCCAAGATTTTGAAGATAAGCTTCAACGAGATAAAGAGAAGAAAAAATAGTATTGACGAATAAATAGTTTTTTACAACCTTGCTTTATATAATCACCATATGATATACAAAATGTTCAATCTAGAAAGGTTATCATATGGTAGATCCATTTACGGCGGTTGCTGCGGCAACTGCAGCGTTTAACGGAATCAAAAAAGCAATTTCCGTTGGGCGTGACATCCAAGATATGGCAGGTCAACTTGGTCAATGGTCAAAAGCTATATCTGATTTTAACTATGCCGCAGACAAGGCTGAAAAGCCAAAATGGTATAAAGCTCTTGGTAGCAAACATAAAGCAGATGCTGTTCAAATTTGGGCTGAAAAGAAAAAGGTTGAAAATATGAGAGATGAACTCCGTAGTTTCATATCCTCGCATTATGGCCCATCAGCATGGCAAGAAATCCTTAGAATCGAAGCTCAAATAAGACAAGATCAAAAGGATGCGGTATACGCCGCACAAGAGATGAAAGAAAGAATTATAGAATGGACCATAGGAATATTCTTATTTCTATTGACATCCAGTGTTTTTGTGTTTATAGTATGGTTAATTCATAGCAAAGGAAATTTATGAGCGGACAAAGAAGATTTCTTAAATGGTACGCAAGAACTGTTGGAATGCCCGTTGGTATTACTGACGACGATAAACCTGAGTTCTTGCCTATACCTCAACGTGATGTTGTAAGAGCTTTATGGTTTAGAACTTTTTGGATCGTATTACATATAGTAACGTGTTGTATGATTATAACTGGCAATGGTAGAACCCTAGGATGGTGGTAAATGAAAATAGCAATTGTAACGGATATGCATATAGGAGTAAGAGGTGACTCGAAGGTATTCGCAGATCATCAAGAAAGATTTTTTCTCGAATGCTTTTTCCCGTATTTGGACGAACATGGCATTACGACTGTATTTGATCTTGGTGACACTTTTGATCGTCGTAAATTTATTAATTACGTTTCTTTAAAGCGTGGTAAAGAGTATTGGTTCGACCAACTCGCTAAACGTGGTATTGAGTATCATGCTCTAGTGGGTAACCATTGTACTTACTACACAAACACGAATGAAGTAAACTCTATGAATTTGCTTTTAAAAGAATATGATAATTTTCATATCTACGAAAGTGAGCCAAAAGAGTTGACATTCGGATCAACCCGTGTTATGATGTTACCGTGGATTGCAAAAGATAACGCTCAAATTTGTTATGATGCTATCAAAGATTCGAAAGCGCATGTATTGGCTGGCCATCTTGAGCTCAAAGGATTTGAAATGATGAAAGGTCAGCTATGTACACATGGTACTGACAAAGATCTATTCACTCACTTTGAGCAAGTATGGTCCGGTCATTTCCATCATCCATCTGAGTATGGCAACATTCGTTATCTTGGTGCACCTTATGAAATGACATGGACAGACTACGACGGTGTTCGTGGTTTCCACGTATTTGATACTGAAACACGTGAG